ATTTAATGCATTCCGTAATAGAAAGTCCAAAAGCAGATAATATATACAGAGGAAAAGTTGAATTAATAAATGGATATGCTGAAATTAACTTAGATACTATTTCAAATATGATGGAGGGTACTTGGGTAAAATTAAATAGAGATACTCAATTCTTTTTACAAAATATGGATGGATGGTCTAAAGTAAAAGGTGAAGTTATTGGAAACAAATTATTTATTTATTGTGAGAATATAAATTCAACCGATTTAATATCTTATATGGTAATTGGAGAAAGACAAGATGATGCGATAAAACAATCATACTATACTGATAATGAAGGTCATTTTATTACTGAAGTTTCTAAATATGGTTCATCATTATAAGTAATTCAAAAATATAAAAACTATATATTTATATATATAAAATAATATATTATGGCACAAAAAACGGAAAATTTATCTAAAGAAACATTAGATAAATTAACAGAAAAACAAGCAAAAATTAATAATTCTGTTTTTAATATCGGCCAAGCCGAATTAAGAATTATAAAATTGGAAAAAGAAATTGAGCAAATCAAATTAATGAAAGTTCAATTTGAATCGGAATATGATAAAATAGATTTAGAATTTAATGAATATATTAAAGAATTGGAAAAGGTATATCCTAATGGTGAAATTGATTTACAAGCAGGCACGGTTACATTCCATTCTGCAGAATAAAATAAATTTGGTAGTTTCCAAATAATTTCGTATATTTGTTACAATAAATAGTCTAATGGCAAAAACTCGTAAAAAGTTACTATATGTTGCTCCCCATTTATCCACCGGCGGACAACCTCAATACCTGTATAAACAAATACAAGAATTCATTAAGGATTTTGATATTGAAGTAGTAGAAATAAATAATAGTGGTGGTAATGCATTTGTAGTTCAAAAAAATAGAATCAAATCCCTAGCAGTAGTTCATACTTTGGGAGAAGATAAATCGGAAATACTAAATGTAATTGAAGGATTTAAACCTGATATCATTCACTTTCAGGAAATACCACAATTTGATTTACCTACATACATTTTAGATACTATTTTTAAAAAAGATAGAAACTATTTTATTATAGCAAGTACACATGGTTCATTAACAAATCCTGCTGAAATTGTATATCAGCCCGATAAATATATTTTGGTTTCTAAGTGGAGTAAGAAAAAATTTGAAGATGCTGGGTTAGGAGTTCCGTTAGATATATGGGAATATCCTATTGAAGATTATGTATTTGATAAAGAAGCTGCTCAAAAAGAATTGGGATTAGACCCAACTTGGAAGCATGTACTTAATGTTGGATTATTTGCACCTGGTAAAAACCAAGGAGAAATATTTGCGATAGCAAGACAATTAGAAAAGTATAAAATTAAATTTCATTTTGTTGGAAACCAAGCTATGAACTTTGAAGATTATTGGTTACCTTTAATGAAACATAAACCTGATAATTGTGTTATATGGGGTGAGAGAGATGATGTTCATACATTTTATGAGGCAGTGGATATGTTTTACTTTGCATCAAAAATTGAGTTGAACCCACTTTCAGTTAAGGAAGCACTTTCATATAAATTACCATCTGTATTTAGAAAATTAGAAACTTATTTAGATACATACGATAATAATCCATTAGTACAATATATTGATGATGATTTAAAAATTACAAAAAGATTAATTTTACAAACATTAAAACCTGAAGTATTTGAAATACCAGGTTGGTTTGCATATGAGGATTTATATAATAATGTTGTTGAAAAAGCTCCATTTGATGCAAACTTTGTTGAGGTGGGTGCTTGGTTTGGTAAATCTACAAATTATTTAGCAAGTAAAATTAGAGAATCTAAAAAGAATATTAACTTTACAACTATTGATACTTGGAAAGGTACTGATGATGAACAACTACATCAAAATATTGTGGGTGCATTTAGTGGAGATATATTTTATGAATTTATAGATAATACTGTACTATCAAACAACTATGGTACATTTAATATGATTAAAGATACATCACATAATGCAGGAAATCAATTCCAAAATAATAGTATTGATTTTATAATGATAGATGCTGGGCATTCTTATGAATCATTAATGGAAGATTTAAAAGTTTGGTATAATAAAGTAAAACCAGGTGGTATTATTAGTGGAGATGATTATGGTGTATTTGAAGGAGTTACTAGAGCAGCAGATGAATTTTTCTATGGACAATTCAGTAAAGGCTTTAGAAACTTTATTAGAACAAAACCACGTATTCAAATTAAGCATCTATTAACTCGTCCTGAAGATATGAGGGAGAGGGTTAGTATTCAATCTATAAAGCAATTAGAAAAATATGGTATCCATTATCAGCCAATAGTAAATAAACCATATGAAGGATTTGCTCCCGCTGAAAATTGTAGAAGGCCTGAACACCTTAGTAAAGATAATAAGCCCGGTGAATTATATCCTGGCGCTGGTTTGGGTTGGATAACTGGTAGACATTATGGATGTTATATGGCTCATAGAGGAGCATTGGAAACAATTGATGAAACGAATTATGATTATACATTAATATTTGAAGCTGATGCTTTCATTTATACTGGATTAGAAGAATTTGTTGAGATAGTTAATAAAGCATGTTTTATGGCTGAGAGAGAAGGAGCATACTTTGTTTCATTTGCAGATAACCCATCTAGAGGTAAAGAAAAAATAGATGAGTTATTTTCAAAAACAGCAGCAAACCAAGACCTTGCTCATTGTTATTTAATTCCAAATAAAACAAAAAGCTGGTGGATGGATAGGTTAGTGGATTGTGGATGGGATGTAGGTGACCTTTGGTTTAATCACGTATTTCACCATCACCCAAAATTAAGAGTTACTACAAATAAAGTATATAGTAAGCAAGCAGAGGGATACTCTCTATTAGATGAAACAGTTAAAACTTGGAGTTAATGATTTATAATAATTTAAAGAAAAACGAAAACAATATAGTAGAGGTTAAGAATAGATTAATCCTACATTTTATAAGAGGACCTTATGTTGAAATAGTAGGACCTAAATCAGCTCAATACAAAATAAAATTTATTGATAACAAAACCAATAAAGTTTTTTATGAAAATAGAATAGGTACAAATTGTTGGTGTAAGTGTGGGGTTGAGTACTTTATTGAATGGAGAGTTGAGATATACGAAGATGGTAAACTATGGCACGAATCGGTATATAATGCAAAAGGTAAAAGAGTTTATATTGCATTGGATTCAAAAGCATTGGGTGATAGTTTAGCATGGTTTCCATACTTAGAGGAGTTTAGAAAAACACATGATTGTGAATTGGTAGTATCTACATTTATGAACGATATGTTTATAGACAATTATCCAAATATACAATTTTCCAATCCGGGTATTGAAGTTCATAATTTATATGCAATGTATACGGTAGGATTGTATTATAATGATGATAATTCTATAAACGGACTCAAAAATCCAACAGACCCAAAATCGGTTACTTTACAAAAAATGTGTACGGATATTTTAGGATTGGAATATGAAGAAATAAAACCAAAAATAAAACAAAGACCTGTTAAACAAGACCACGACCTAAAACAGGTGTGTATTGGTATATTTGGAACTGCTCAATCTAAATTTTGGAATAATCCAAATGGATGGCAGGATGTAGTTAATTGGTTAAAAGATAGGGGGTATGTAGTTAGATTAATATCCAAAGAGGGTGATGATTATATGGGAAATAAATTACCAACAGGAATTATTAAACATCCAAACGGACCTATTGAATTGGTTATGGATGAATTAAAAAAATCCAAAGCATTTATTGGAATTGGTAGTGGGTTAAGTTGGTTAAGTTGGGCATTAGATGTTCCGACTGTATTGATTAGTGGATTCTCATATGATTGGGCTGAGATGAAAGATTGTATAAGAATTGCAGCACCAAAAGGAAAATGCGAAGGATGCTTTAATAGAGTTAGATTAGATGGGGGTGATTGGAATTGGTGCCCTGACCATAAAGGAACGGATAGACAGTTCGAATGTACCAAATCAATATCATCTATTCAAGTGATAAAAGAATTAGAAAAATTCTTATAAAAATATAAAAATACAATAATTATATATATATAAACAACAAAAAACAAATTTATGGCAGAATTAGATAACATTCCACAAAAGCAAACAATAGAAATCGAAACAGTTAAGTTAGATGAGAATTTGTTTAATACTATTTTAGAATTACAACAAAAATCAAATCTTTATATAGCCGATTTTGGACAAATCTATATTAGAAAAAAAGAAATAGAAGATGAGATGCTAAGATTAAACGAATTGACTGAAAGAACAGAAGATGAGTTTAAAGCAGTAAATCAACAACTTAAGGAATTAGTAGATTCATTAGATGAGAAATACCCACAAGGTAGAATAAATCTAACGGATGGTACTGTACAATATCAACCAGGTGCACCAACTAGAAAGCAACTTGCTGAGCAACAAGCACAACAAGCACAATCTGGTGGTATGAAAGTTGTAAAAGAATAATATCCAATATTTATATAGCAAGAACTATATAATGAGCGAATTATCAAACTTTTTAGTAGAAACAATATTGGGAGAGGCGGCTAAGATAGACACTGTGGTGGTTGTTTATTCGGGCCGCTTTCAACCATTTCATAAGGGACATTACGCAACTTATGATAATTTAGTACGCAAATTCGGTAAGGATAGTGTATATATCGGAACTTCTAATGTTACCGATTCAAAGAAATCTCCATTTAATTTTAAGGAAAAGAAAGTAATAATGACAACTATGTTTGGTATTCCATCAAACAAAATAGTCAATATTAAAAATCCGTATGCACCTGAAGAAATACTAAAAAAGTACGATGAAGATACAACTGGTTTAATAGTTGTAGTTGGTGAGAAAGACCAAAATAGATTAAGCGGAAAATATTTCACACCATATAAAGGAAAAATAACTCAACCTTATTTAGATAGAGGATATGTGTACGCTTCTCCAGCAATAGCAAATCCTATTAGTGGTACTGATGTCCGTTATTGGTTAAGTGCTGGAAGCGCAGCTGATAGAAAGAAAAACTTTACAAAAGCATATCCAAAGTTTGATGACCAAATATTCAAATTAATTACTCTTAAATTAAAGAGCTTAAAGGAGTGTATTAACGAAGAAATTAAACTAAACGTAAAAGTTGGTGATACTTTGTTAATGGGTAAATTTAAAAATAAAAAAGTAGTTGTTAAATCAATAGGTGAGGATGAGTGGGGAATGCCAACAATCAATGGTAAAAAAGCAGTAACATTCCGAATTCCTAAAAAAGAACAATTAAAAGAAACCGCATCAAATAGTGGATTTAGTGGAACTGATGAACCCGATACATCATTTGTAGCAGATGGACAACCTAGAGTATTAAACACTGCTAAGCCTGAAAATTGGTACGCTCAAGGTGGATATACTCAAATGGATACTCCAAAAGCTGACGCTATGAGAGGTAGAGGTAAAACAAAAGATACTGAAACTCAATTCAGAAAAGCATATTATAAAGTTAAGAATGTAGTTCAAAGTACATTGAATCCAGCCGATGACCCATTTAAGGTAGAAGATTGGGAAGATGCGTATAGAGAAAATCCTAACGAAAAACCTAAAAGATTCTGGGAAATGCCTGATAATCAAAAAGATACAATAATATCAAAAGAAGATATCAAAGAAATAGTTTCAGATTTTGATTCTATATTAGATGAGATGGGACTTGGTGGTGGAGCTGGTGTAGGTTTAAGTTTACCCGGTGGATATATTAATGGTGCACCAAAAGCTGATGATGTTAAGAAAGTTAGTAAGAAACTTAACAACAAAGGAATGAGTGGATATGAGGAAATTGATGAAGATAAAATTCCTGGTGGCTTGGCAAAAGGTAAAACTATAATTGATTTGGCTAAGAAATATGATTCTAAAGGATATTATGACCCAACACAATTTGCAAAAGAATATATCAAACCTAAATTAATGAAAGGTATTAAAGTTGAAATGGAACATACAACTGATATTCGTATTGCAACTGAAATCGCTATGGACCATTTATGGGAAGATATAAACTATTATGATAAGTTAGCTAAAATAGAAAAGTCAACAAACGAATCAATCCTATTAGAAGGTGGAGCTTATGGACATATGGCACATCCATTTGATATTGAAATGGGTTTAACATTTGGTGATTTAAAACAAATTGTGGTAAGAGCGTTAAATGGTGATTTGGAATTAGCAAGAGAGAAGACTGATGGACAGGCATTGGCAGTTAGTTGGGTAAATGGTAGATTAGTTGCAGCTCGTAACAAATCACACTTAAAGAATAAAGGAGCCGGTGCTATGACAATAGGACAGGTAGCAGATAAGTTTGCTGGTAGAGGTGGTTTAACTGATGCATACAACTTCGCTATGCAGGATTTATCTAAAGCAATAGCAGCCTTATCAGAACCTCAACGTAAGAAGATATTTAAGGATGGTAGTTCGTTTATGAACTTGGAAGTAATATATCCAACGTCTGTAAATGTAATCCCCTACAATCAACCCCTGTTGGTATTTCATGGTACGTTTGATTATGATATGGATGGTACTATTGTAGGTGAAAACCAACAAGCGGCATCTATATTGGGTGGAATGATTAAGCAAGTAAATGCACATGTTCAATCAAAATACACAATTCAAGGACCACCAATGAATAAACTTCCTAAATCAGAAGACCTTTCTAAGTTGCAAGGAAAATATTTGGGAATGATTTCTAAATTACAATCTGAATTCGCACTTGCAGATAGTGATGGGGTTGCTGATTATCATCAGGCTTGGTGGGGTAAATTTGTAGAAAAAGCTGCAAAAAAATTAGATTCTCAAGAAAAAATAGGATTGGTAAAAAGATGGGCATTTGGAGATAAAACATTTAGAATAGCAACAATACAAGACGCTAAATTAAGAGCATGGGCTGAACAAACCGATAAGCAGGACCAACAAAAGATATCAAAGCAAAATCTAATGAGATTTGAGGAGATATTCTTAGGAGTTGGAGCGGATGTATTATCGTTTATGGAATCGGTACTTACTGCAAATCCTGATAGTGCTAAAAGACAAATGGTAGCTCGTTTACAATCAACAATCCAACAAGTAAAAGCAAGTGGTGACCCTAAGAAAATTGAAAAATTAAAATTGGAACTGCAAAGATTAAACGCTTTGGGTGGATTTGATAAAATTGTACCAAATGAGGGCATTGTATTTGTCTATGGTGGTAACACATACAAATTAACAGGTGCATTTGCACCTCTAAATCAAATTTTAGGTATTTTCTTTGATAGTTAATCGTTTTTTGAATTTTGATATACTTATATATACAAATATATCGTAAGTAATATGGCAAAGGAATTCAATAAAAAGTTTATGCATCCAACTCGTAGAAAGTTGGTGGATATGGTATTGACGGGTGGTGAATACGAAAAAAATACACAAATATCATTCTCTGGTGCAGATAAAGAAACCATAAAAAGAGAAGTTGGTGAAAGATGGACTGATGATAAAGGTAGGTCTTGGGAACAATATGAAGCAGGTAAAATAGAAGTTTCGGAATTAGGTGATATTATGGCTGAAACTAGAGCTTATTTAGATAAGTTAAATACTTGTAAATCGGATAATTGTAAAACAATAAAAGTAGGTAGAGTTGATAAAAAACTAATATCTAAAACTGGATATTGTTTACATTGCCTTGCATTAAGAGAAGCTGAAATAAAATATGATGGTTTGTGGAAAGAATATGAGGATTATAAAATATATTCTAATATGATTGCGCATGGTAATGATATTGTATCTCAATTTAAGCAAGCTTATAAAGATGCAAAACAAACATACGAAGTAGTTCAAGAAGATGGTAAGATTGAAACTTGGAGTATGGAAAGAGATGTGGAAGAACTTAAAGCAGAAATACTTTTAGATATTGTTAATTTTGAAAAAGAAATTGAACAAGCTACACAATTAAGAAACGAAGCTTACGATAAATTAAAAGATAAAAACTACGATTTAGTAAGACCTCTTAAGGATTAATATGAGTACATCAATAGCACCAAAGAAATCATTAAAAGAGATTATTTCGGAAGAATACAAAAAATGTGCGGTAGACCCGATACATTTTATGAAGAAGTATTGTATGATTCAGCATCCTGTTAGGGGCAAGATACCTTTTCAATTATTTCCATTTCAAGAAAAAACCCTAACACAATTTAAAGATAATAGATTTAATGTAGTTCTAAAATCACGCCAAACTGGTATATCAACACTTTGTGCTGGGTTCTCACTTTGGAAGATGATATTTAATACTGATTTTAACGTATTGGTTATTGCAACAAAGCAAGAAGTGGCAAAAAACTTAGTAACTAAAGTAAGAGTAATGCATGATTTACTCCCAACATGGCTTAAGGGAGGTTCTATGGAAGATAACAAGCTTTCCCTTCGTTTACAAAATGGTTCTCAAATTAAGGCTATTGCTAGTTCTCCTGATGCAGGACGTTCTGAAGCCCTATCACTTCTTATATTTGATGAGGCTGCTTTTATTGATGATATTGATGAAATTTGGGTATCAGCTCAATCAACCTTATCAACGGGTGGTAGTTGTATCGCCCTTTCTACTCCTAATGGTGTGGGTAATTGGTTTCATCAAACTTGGATTGGAGCAGAAGAAAGCAGAAATCCATTTAATACAATTAGATTACATTGGACAGTACATCCTGAAAGAGACCAAAAATGGAGAGATGAACAAGAGAAATTATTAGGTACAAAGAAAGCAGCTCAAGAATGTGATTGTGACTTTGTAAGTTCTGGTGAAACTGTAATTGAACCTGAAACTTTAATGTTCTATAAAGAAACATATATTCAAGACCCAATAGAGAAAGGTGGATTTGACGGAAACCTTTGGAAATGGGAACATGCTGATTATAATAAATCATATATGGTTGTGGCCGATGTGGCTAGAGGTGATGGTGGTGACTATTCCACTTGTCACGTTATTGATGTAGTTAATTCGGTTCAAGTGGCTGAATATAAAGGTAAGGTTGATACTAAAGATTTTGGAAACTTCTTAGTAGCACTTTCAACTGAATATAATGATGCATTACTTGTGATAGAGAACGCAAACATTGGATGGGCAACAATTCAGCAAGTAATTGATAGAGGATATAAAAACTTATTCTATATGAGTAAGGATTTAAAATATATTGATACTGAGAATCAAATGACAAATAGATACAGGTCAGAGGATAAGGGATTGGTAGCTGGGTTTTCAACAACTTCTAAGACTAGACCTTTAATCATATCTAAATTAACCGATTACTTTAGAGAGAAATCAGTTATAGTTCGTTCTTCTCGTTTAATAGATGAGTTATTCACATTTATCTATATGAATGGTAGAGCAGAGGCTATGAAAGGTTATAATGATGACTTGGTAATGGCATTTTCAATTGGATTATGGGTAAGAGATACTGCACTTCGTTTAAGACAAGAGGGAATTGATTTAACTAAAAGTGCGGTAGGTGGTATTACTTCTCATACATATAATGGCATATATGGTGGTGGGAACACTATGGATGATAACCCTTGGAAAATGAGAGTTGGCGATAATTTTGAAGATTTATCCCAATGGTTGTAGGATTTTGATAAATTACGATATTTATGGTATATAATAATGTCAAAATAGAATTTTGTAGAAATTAATAATAAATTATGGCAGAACAAGAATTAGATGATAGGAGTTTTTTTGGTAGATTAAAGAAATTATTTGCATCAAACGCAATCGTAACCGTTGATAAAGATGGTAGACGTAAGGTGGTTGATACGGATGAACGCCAAATGAATACAAACTTCGTAAATCTTAGAGATAGATATACAAAGTTACAAAGGTCTTATTATGAGACTAATCAGGGTGCACAATCAATGGCTTATCATCAAGTTCGTAGAGAGCTTTTTAGAGATTACGATGCTATGGATAATGACCCAATTATAGCATCCGCATTAGATATTTACGCTGATGAATCTACTACAAAGAACGAATATGGTGATGTATTAGCAATTAAATCATCAAATGAAAATGTAAGTGCAATACTTCATAACCTTTTTTATGATATAGTTAATATAGAATTTAACTTATGGCCTTGGGTAAGAAACTTGGTAAAATATGGAGATTTCTTTTTAGCATTAGAAATTGCAGAAGGTAAAGGTATTGTTAATGTAACTCCATACTCTGTATATAATACTGAAAGATTAGAAGGTACTGACCCAGCTAATCAAAACTATGTTAAGTTTAAAGTTGAATTAGATAGATTTGGTAAAAAGGAATATGAGAACTATGAAATGGCTCACTTCCGTCTATTATCAGATACAAACTTCCTTCCATATGGTAAGGCTATGATTGAAAATGGTCGTAGAGTTTGGAAACAATTATCACTTATGGAAGATGCGATGTTAATCCATCGTATTATGAGAGCACCTGAAAAGAGAGTGTTCAAAATTGATATTGGTAATATTAATCCGCAAGAGGTTGATAACTATATGCAAAAGATTATCAACAAAATGAAGAAAACTCCGTTTGTTGATAAAAATAGTGGAGATTACAACTTAAAGTACAATATTCAGAATCTTACCGAAGATTTCTTCTTACCTGTTAGAGGTGGAGATAGTGGTACATCAATTGAAAACTTGCAAGGATTGGAATATGCAGCAGTTGAAGATATTGATTACTTAAAAGCTAAATTATTTGCAGCATTGAAAGTACCTAAGGCTTACTTATCATATGATGAGAACGTTAATGGTAAAGCTACATTAGCTGCAGAAGATGTTCGTTTTGCTAGAACTATTGAAAGAATTCAAAGAACAATCGTTAGTGAATTATATAAGATAGCAATTGTTCACTTAGCTGGACAAGGTATTGATGATTCTGAAATGACAAACTTCCAACTTACTTTAACTAACTCATCTACAATATATGAGCAAGAGAAAGTAAACCTATGGAGTGAGAAAGTTAGATTAGCATCTGACCTTAAGAACTTAAATATGTTATCTACGGATTGGGCATATCATAATGTATTTGGAATGAGTGAGGAGGAAATGGATATGGAGAGAGCTAAAATGATATTAGACCTTAAAGATAGATTCCGTTATACATCAATAGAACAGCAAGGACAAGACCCGGCAAACCCACCCGCACAAACTAATGTGGAGGAGGAGATTGAAAAGATGAAGCAAGAAATTGTAGATAAGGGTGGTAGACCAAGAGAGGGAAACACTTATGGTAAAGATAAGCATCCGTATGGTAGAGACCCATTGGGTAACAAAGAAAATGAGAAAGAGAGAAAGAGAGATACTCGTTCAATTGAATCAAGTAAAAAGCTAGCAAGAGAATATATAAACGGAATTTCAGCAAAAAAGAAGATTTTAAACGAAAAAACACAAAAATCAGACCTTTTAGATGAAAAAAATATATTAGATGACACCAAATTTTAATAAACATTAAAAAGTTTATATTTATATGTGTTAGTTTATAGACATAGGTTAAATTATAGGGAAATAAATGAAAAAAATAAAACATTCTAAGGTTAAGAACACCGGAGTGTTATTTGAGCTTTTGGTAAGACAAATAACATTAGAGGTACTTAATGGTGATAAAACTGAGAACGCAAAAAATATTGTAAAAGAATTCTTTGCGTCTGGCACTGAATTAAATAAAGAATTACGTCTTTATGATTTATTATTAAAAGAGAAATATAATTCTGAAAGTAAAGCAGAAATGTTTGTAGATACTGTATCTCAAGCACATGCTAAATTAAACGAAGGTAAGCTTGTAAAAGAAAAATATAATCTTATTAAGCAAATTAATGAGAAATTTGAATTAGAACAATTCCTTTCATCTCCTATAACTAACTACAAAGTATTAGCTTCAATATATAAAGTATTTGAATCTAAGAAGTCCGAAAACTACGATATTAAGGATATATTTAATTCAAAAGTAACCTTAATTGAAAACATTATAGCTAGACCATCTACTAAAACTAACAA